GACCCCGGCAAACGCGATCAAGTACGCGCCAGCGAGGAAGTAGTCAAGAGGGACGAGCCACCACGGAAGTGGCTTCCTCACCTTCTCCATTTGTAGGAGCATGATGGCCGAGGTGATATGCTGAGGGTCTTTCATTTAGATGTCAAGTTGTTGGGTGTTCACATGGCAACGTTGGTCCCCTGTGACTCGATTGATTCGCCAGTCGTAGCCGTACAAGACGCAGCACGCCTCCGAGCCGTAGTCAATGGACGAGTTGTTGAAGGTCACGATGTCCGAATTATTCAACAGGCCCGTGGGAGTATCGGCGCACACCTCGATGTCGTCCAACTTCCGGATGAGTTCGACTTGTGCCGTACCCGGTGCGTTCGCGTCGTAGCTAATGGAGAGGATGCGGTAGTAGGTGTCTTTGATATAGATTTTGTCGTTGAACGACCACCCCTGCAAGTCGGCCTCGGTGAGGTTCATATTGCAGGACAAAACGCGGGCCTCGGTTGAGTAGAGTTCCAACACGTAGGTGGCCCAAAATCGGAAGTACAAGGTCTGCGACGGTTGGGCCGAAATTGGGTACATGGCTTGTTCCATCCCGTAGTTGAGGTCCTTGTCTCCCGGGTCGGGTTGGGGGACGTTGTAGTTGGACATGGTCGGGATTTGCGTCATTGTAAACTGCGTGCCCGACTCGTTCAAGATGTCCAAACTTCCAAAGGTGTCACCGAGCCCGGCGTAGTAGGCAATTCTTGGAGCTGGGTCTTTGATGGCCTTTCCGTCTTGTGTGATGAGTCGAAGAATAGGCGTCGGTGAGTTGGGCACCAAACTCAAGAGGTACGGGGCGAACTTGGTCTTCACCTCATTTGTTCCCGTGGCAAACTCGTTGCCCGTGTCCGTGACCTCATATTGGCCGTAGACGCGAGCCAAAGAGTCCTCTACGGTCTTCGTCACAAAGTCCTTGCCGCTTGAGTACGTCCAACGATATTGAGCCGCTTGGAGGTCCGTGGTCGGTTTGATGACAACGTCTTTGCCATAGTCCACCTTCGAGCTCCAGTCCTTCGTGTCGCCGGAGGACATGTAGTCCTCAAACGTCTCGATGTGGAAGTGTCCGGGCTTGAGCTCGTCGGGGATGAAGACGAGGTTGTAGAGTTTCTGCAAAGACGTGAGGTAGTCGAATTGCAGCATCTTCGGGGCGCTTGCCGCTACGTTGACCTCGTACCCTCCCAAAGGAGAAACCGCCGCCACCTCGAAAGATGTCCGGCGTCCTGAGGAGAAGTTGTTGTTTGCTTCAAGGGTCAGGGTTGCGCCGGCCTCCCTGTTTTGGATTTCGAGGTACACGACGTCGTTGGCATTGAGAACGACCGGGCCGCTATATCCACCATTCGCCGGGCTGTATTCTGTCCGCCAGTCCCAACGGATAGAATCAAAAAAGTCTTGCTCCCAAAGGTTGTAATTGGCTCCCCCTGACGCCGGGTCTACAACAACCCGCGCGGTCCAATCCCTGTTCTGAAAGGTTCCATTGTGGTCTACGTCGACAAGTGCGTACACGTTGTAGAGGCCATTTTCCGGGACCGTGTATTTGTTGGACGGGTTGTCCCAGTTGCCGCCTTGGTCATAGCAATTGACCCCGTTGTCTACGAGGTCCACAATGGCCGTTGTGCTTGCCGCGATGGTTTGGTCACTTGCAAGGGTCGTCCGTGCGCTTTCGAGAAATTGGTCGTTTGATTCGACCACGGTTGACCCGTTCGCGTACATGACAAATTGGTCGTCAAAGTCACTGCCTTCGAGGTACGTGCTTTCGTATGTCAACCCGGCCTCGCTGAAGATTTTGTCGAGCAATGCTTTTGCCTTTACGAACAAAGTCAGTTGAGGCAAAGACAAGGGACTGTCTTCAGTGCCAAAAGTGTCGGCCGTCCAGTTCTGCCCCGTGTCGACAATTCCGTAGATGTAGTCTTCCGTCCCAAGCCAAGACAACTGCACGTTGGTGAGGGTGAGGTCGTGGTTGAGTGAGTTCAAATTCAGGTCAGAGAGATACAACCCTTCGAGCTCGCTTTTGAAGTCCACGGCGCTACTAAAGAAAACCAACTCGACCTCGGGGTATGTCTCCTTGGTCAGGTAGACCGCCTTCACCTGCACGAACCCGTCGAGGATGGGGTAGGTATCGGACAAGAGTTGGGCCGACAAACGCTGCCTCAAGTCCAACCCTCCGACCTCCGTCACTTGATCGAGGTGGCCAAAGATGTCGACGTTGTTTTGAGTCAACGGAACCCGGAAGGACTGCGAGTAGCTCGCCAACGGGTTGTTGATTTTCTCGACGTCGGAGAACTGGAACTTGAGATTGACGGGTGCGTTCTCGTAGAGTTCGACGTCCTTGTTATTTATGACGAGTCTTAACATCGGATGTCTTGGGCGATTTCAACCGTGAGGGACACGTTGTAGAACTGCGACCCGGCGGGCTGGATGGTGAGTGAGTTGGTCTTGACGGTGACGGGCTTCCATACGTCCTCGTCCATGCGTCTAATTTGCACCATGCGGGACTTCATCAGAGAGTCCAAGAGGGCGCGCTCGCCAGCGTCAAAGAAGTTCTCTTGCAGAGTGTATTGCTCCTTCCCTGTTTTGGCGAAGGTGTCGTACTGACTACCTGCCGCGTCAAATGAGAAGGTGGACGATCCGTAGGTGCCGATGGTCTTGCGGTAGGTCTTGCCTTCGATGCTGATTTGTTTGGGCGCTCGTGAATCAAAACGGAGGTACTCCCACCCGCCCTTTGTGTTCATCCAAGCTACCTGCGTGGCCGTGTTCCGGCACCCCCTGCTGTCGTCAAAGACTACGCGGTAGGCGTTGCCGATTTGCTCCAAGTCTCCGCCAGCACTCCGGTACAAATAGAAGTCGATGTAGTCGGTCTCTTCCAACGTGAATGGCATCGTGGCGTAGTTGATTTCAAGGTTAGGGCCTCCGATTGGGATTTGTAGGAGCATCTCCGTCAGGTCGGTTCCGGTCGCTGTCAGCCCTACAAGTTGCTCAAACGTGGAACCGGAGTAGGCAACAAAATTTGCGCGCAGTTGAAACGTTCCCGTCCTTGCCTCTCCGATGTCGTCGCCGTCGATGAAGCTCACCACCATCTCCTCGTCACGTCGGGCGCGGTGTGTGATGACGTTGTTAGCCACGGGGCGTTCAGTCAAGAACCCGACGGCGTTGCCCCATAGGTAGTCGTTGAAACTTGGATGGAGGCCGTCGGCTATTTGTTGGGTGCCGTTGGTCACAATGACCTCTTCGGTGCCGTCCACGCTGCCTTCGGTGCCGTTGTTGTATCGTGCCACCTGCACTTGAAAACGCTGCATGGTGAGGCCGTCCATTGCGTCGGCAAGTGTCGCGGTCTTGTGGACAACGGTACTGCCCGCCTTCAAGGGGTATTCCAAGATGCTCTCGGCAATGGGTGAGAGGTCAAAGAAGGCGACCCCTTCCGCGTTCGGTGTCAAATAGAACTTGGCCACCTGAACGGGCGTACCTCCGGTGTACACGCTTGAACGTTTGACAATGACCACGAACCTATCCGGCGTGGTGCTCGTGTCGTTAATTGAGAAGATAAGCGGCTGCCCTGCGGGGCGCACGTCAAAGCCGGGAGCGTCGAAGATGTTGGCGGCCATTTTATTTGAGTTTCACGGTGATGTTCCCCGTCTTGAAGGAGAGGGAGGAGAGGAGGTCTTTGACAAGGGCTTCGCCCATCTTGTCGGTGAATTGTGGCACGATGCTCTCAAGGGCCACGGAGTAGTATTTGAGGCCGTGGATTCCGTTGCGTTTGATGCTTCGCGCGATCATGAAGGCCGCGCTCTTGAGGCGGTCACCGCCACGCGGTCCAATGCGTTTGACGAACTTGCCGTCTTTGTCTCTTGGTCTCAAGCGCTTCACCTTCATCCACTCCATGATGGGTTCGAGAGGTGGTTGCTTGCTGCCAAAAGAGAAGGGGGCGTTCCGATTCCGTCTGGTTCCGTTGACGCCCCAATGGATGAAGGCGGCATAGGGGAGTGGCGAACCAAACTCCACCTTGCCGTCTCCAATTTTGTATTCGAGCGACTTCTGCAAGGAACGCGACGCGACACCATAGGACCGGTTCTTGCCAATCTTACGGGAGCCGAGGGTGCGCTTGGCTGCAAGGTTTACCTCTTCGGCAAACTCCTTGAGTACCTTATCGAAGTCGTCCGTCTTCACTTCGCGTTGCCGAATACGATGGCGTTCACGATGCGGCGGAGGACGTCCACAATCTTGTCGTCTTCAGTCGACGACGTGAGCCCGGTGATAGTGCCAGCGAGGGCGATTACGGCGAGGGCGATTTCTGCCCAGTGTTCTGTAAAAAATTCCATTTGTTATGGTGTTTTGATTTTGTCGTATGCCTTTTGGCAGTGGTCGGGGTCGATGTAGTCGAGCAGGTTGCGCAGCTTCTTACCCAGAGGGGAGAGCGTGCCACGTGCCGCATTGACGCCCAACACCGCCGAGATCGTTTGATGACCGAAGGGATAGCCGTTGGCTTTGGTCAGTGTAAAGTCCAAGAAAGAAGACGCCATGATAGAAGCCATCGCGGAGAGGTCCCGGAAGATGTCGTACACCCACGGCCACGGGCGAGGGTCTGTACCTACCCGGAGGAAGAACCCAAAGAAGGGACCGAGGAGAAACAGGCAGAGGCCAGCGGCTACGAGAGGGAGGACGAGGACATACTTCATGCGGGCAATTCTGGAAACCATCCATTCTCGACCATGTAGTCATGGTCGCGGACGGTGGTGGTGGAGGGGACGATGTTGCCGAACGGGAACTCGTGGTTGTTCAGGACGTAGGAGGCGAGGTTGAAGCGCTCCTGTTCGTTGAGTTCGGGGAAGAGAGAGACGAGCTTCTCAATGGTTGCCTGCGGGCTCACCGGGATGATGTAGTCGAGGTCTACTTGGAGGGCATGCTGGATGCCATCAGGGTGTGTGATGACTCCGAAGACCGTGGCGTCCTTTTGGTATTCCTCTTGGATAGCTACGGGCACGGTGATGTTGTAGAGCTCTCGTGTGATGCTCTTGGCTCTGACCTCACTCGTCAAGAACCCTTCGGGGAGAACGATGATATAGCTCATGGGTAGATAGAGTAGAAGTCGTTGATGTTGGTTTCGATGCCTGAGCGGTTTGAGGATGAATTTGTAGGGTATAAAACAATTTCCTGAATCAAACCGCCATATTTTTCTGCACTGCTTCCAACATCATAGGCGCCAATGCTAGACCCAGTCGTTGGCGTTGTCATTGTTGGTGGAGTTATACTTTGTATTTGAACTCCATTCGAATGCAGCACTTGACTGGTGCCAGATTTTGTGTAAGCAAAAATTAAGGCTTGGACGTTGTTCGGCGCGTTAGTAGTTGTTGCTTGATCTGCTACTCCTCTATAGAACAAGTTGTATTTGGAGTTCTGAGTAGTTAGCGCATATCCATTTGCGTTCCCAACACTGAAAATGGTATCGTAGGAAGTTCTGTTTGGGTTTTTGTGAACGGCTGCTATGCTTACTTCCGTGCTTGACGATACAAGAGCGCTGGTTAGATTGTCATTTGTACCATCAAACTCGACAGCAGGCTTTCCGTTCTCCGTCACTACACCTGTCGAGATGTCGTAAATCTTCGGCTGATTTCCCGTCGTCGTCTGTGTCGCGTCGTTTGACCCTGCTTGGTCATACCACGTCTTCACAAATCCGTTCGTGCCTGAGCAGAACGTAGCAAGGGCGGAGGTGTCCAGCTCGTTGTCGTCGAACCCGATGTCCTGCTCTGCGTTGTCTGATTGCCTGCGGACGCGGATGGCTGACCCTGTATAGGTCGAGTCAAGCAAGCGCAGCGAGTACGCCGCCGCTGCTCCGGGGTAGTCGTCAAGCAATCCGCTAAAACCGGAAGCGTCTTCCCACGTCATAACCAAAGAGGCCGGAGCCGTGCCGTTGGTCTGTCCTGCGATGATGGTGTCATTGATGTAGGTAAGTGCGTCAGCGTAGCTCGTGTCGTCTGCGAACTCGTGAATGAGCGTCCACGACCCGAAGGCGTCGGTGCTTCCAAACTCGTCCTTGTAGTAGACCTTCCTTTTGATCGCGTTGCCTGCGCTTGGTGTGTCGCTCTGTTGGCTGAGGTAGACCCCCGTACCTGTCCATCGTGCCGTGTCGATGCGCTCAATCGTCGCCGTGCCTGCGTCGAGGGTCGAGGCCATCGTCGAGGCGGTGTCATCGAACCTGTTGAGGTAGAAGTTGAAGAGGGTAGGTGTAGCCACGCCGGAGGCATTGCCGAGCCACCCATAACCTTCAGGGATGTTGGGCACGTCGTTAGAGCGTCCCGAGCCGTACACGATGCCGGAGCCGTTGGAGGGGTGCGACTTGAGTACCATGCCCAAGTTCTGGATGAGGTTCGTCCCCGTGGGCTTGACGTTCGTATATCCGCCCGTTTCTCCGACATACACCACGTCACCAGCAGCGAATGCGTCGGTGTCTACGCCTT